TAACTTTGACGTAGATGGTTATACAGCACCGGATTTAACTATCCTTGCCGAACACGTTACCGAAGGTAACATTACAGAGATGGCATATCAAGAAGAGCCATTAGCGATTGTTTGGTGTGTTAGAGGAGATGGTGAATTAGTTGCACTTACTTATCAAAGAGAACAAGAAGTTGTTGCTTGGCATAGACACGTTTTTGGTGGAGTATTTGGTAGTGGTAAGGCTGTATGTGAATCTGTAGCTGTTATACCAAAAGAAGATAGTGAGTATGAATTATATATGATTATTAAAAGAACTATTAATGGTGCAACAAAAAGATATGTAGAATATCTAAACACATTTGATTTTGATCAAAATGATAATACATCATTTAATTTTTTAGATTCACAATTATCTTACAGTGGATCATCTGCTACTACTATTTCTGGACTATCACATCTTGAAGGACAAACAGTTTCTATATTAGCAAATGGTGCAACGCATCCAGACAAAGTTGTAAGTTCTGGTTCAATTACTTTAGACAGAGCTGTTACTAAAGCTAAAATAGGATTAAGTTATACATCAATATTAAAAACTATGAGAATAGATGCCGGTTCACAAAATGGTTCATCTCAAGGTAAGATAAAAAGAATTTACGAAGTTACTGCAAGATTGTTTGAAAGTGTTGGTGTTGAAGTAGGACCAGACTTAAACAATATGGAAAGAGTACCTTTTAGAACTTCTGCTGATCCTATGGATCAAGGTATTCCACCATTCACAGGTGATAAAGAAGTAGAGTTTAGAGGAAATTATGATACAGATGGATTTATGATTGTTAGACAAACGCAACCTTTGCCTTTAACAATCTTATCACTATACCCAAGGTTAATAACAAATGATGGATAAACACTTACATATAATACCTTACACAAAGGAACATGGACAGTTTATATTATCCTGTCAGATGAATCATAAAGTATTAGAAGCAGATAAAACTTATATTAATTTAGAAGGTAATGCTAAAAATTTAGAACAAGATCATTTAGCATTTACAGGAATGGTTAGATCAAAACCTATCTTTGCTGCTGGAATGAAAATGGTTTGGGGTAGAGTTGCAGAAGGATGGGTTATAGCAACAAGCGATATGTGGAATCATCCTTTGTCAGTTGCAAAAGCAATTAAAAAAGATTTTGCTAGAGTTGCAAGAGAACACAATATAGAAAGAGTACAAACTGCAATAAGAAAAGATTTTAAACAAGGTCAAAGATTTGCAGAATGGCTAGGTTTGGAGAACGAAGGTTTAATGAAAAAGTTTGGTTTTGATGGTACAGATCAATACAGATATGCGAGGATATTCTAATGGGAGCAGCATTTACAGTAGCAATGGGAGCTGCACAATACAAGGCTCAAGGAGAGATTGGTAAATTTAATCAAA